CATAAAGAACGATAAATTACGTTCGTTGGGTCACCTTTGTATTTTTTAGGATATGAAGGTTTATATTTTCCCTTATATGACATCTAAATACTTAATAATGTAAAGCCTTATAATTTATTTAGATGGCAATCACAAGAAAGAAAATAACAGACTTTGTATCCATTATTGGTAATGTTGCCAAAACATCTCATTACCAAGTAAATTTTGGTGGACTTAATGCTTCCCTAACAGATTTTTTGGTAAGCAAGGGAGTCGATAAAGATTTTATTTTTAGAGAATCTGGTTTGAGATGTAATAGTGCCGTTATTCCCGGAAGTAGTCTGGCAACGGCAAGTATCAATGGAAATTTTATGGGTGTCCAAGAAAAAATGGCACACTCTAGAATTTTTACCGAAATGAGTTTACAATTTTATGTTGACACGGATTATAGAATGATTAAATTTTTTGAATATTGGATTGATCATATTTCTAATGCTTCAGAAACAGAAGGAAATGCTAGAAAAAGTGATGACAATTATTTTTACAGGATGAGATATCCAAGAGAATATAAATGTGATAAAACTAATATTGTAAAATTTGATGAGGGTGATGGTGGGCAGATAGAATATACTTTTTATGGTATGTTTCCCATAAACTTATCATCAACACAAGTTCAATACGGATCATCGGATGTCTTAAATGTAAATGTTACATTTAACTATGAAAGGTACATATGTGGTAAAGATGATAGCAAATCAAGAGCAATAGGAACTGCCGAAAATAATAAACCATAGGTTTTGAATATTATAATAAATAACCATAACTGAATTATTTGGGTTGTTATGCCTTTACCAAAGATTGCGACACCGACGTATGAGTTGGAATTACCTTCTACAGGCAAGAAAATTAAATATAGACCTTTTCTTGTAAAAGAAGAAAAAATTCTTATCATTGCGATGGAATCTGAAGATCAAAAAGAAATTACTAATGCCTTGAAGACGGTTATTGGTAATTGTATTTTGACTAGAGGAGTAAAAGTTGATACTCTATCAACATTTGATATCGAGTATCTGTTCTTAAATATTCGTGGCAAGTCTGTTGGTGAAACAGTTGAGGTTTTGATTACATGTCCCGATGATGGTGAAACTCAAGTTCCTGTTGTAATTCCTCTTGATGAAATCAAAGTAAAGAAAGATAAGAAACACAGTCGAGATATTAAACTTGATGATAATTTGACAATGAGATTGAGGTATCCATCTTTATCAGAATTTATCAAATCTAATTTTGTTTCTGATAGTGGTAATGCCGGTGTAAATGAATCATTTGATTTGATATCTTCTTGTATTGATCAGGTTTATAATGAAGAAGAATCATGGAGTGGAACTGATTGTAGTAAAAAAGAATTATTAGATTTTATTGAGCAACTTACATCACAACAATTCAAAGAAATTGAAACATTCTTTGAGACCATGCCAAAACTTTCTCATGATGTTAAAGTAATGAATCCAAATACAAAAGTTGAGAGTGATGTTGTCCTAGAAGGGTTATCATCTTTTTTCTCATAGGTATGGCTCATACTAATCTTGAGTCATACTATAAGACTAACTTTTCTTTGATGCAGCATCATAAATACTCTTTGACGGAACTAGAAAATATGATTCCGTGGGAAAGAGAAGTTTACATAGCATTATTACAACAATATATTGAAGAAGAAAATTTAAAAGCACAGCAGCAAAGAAGTGGTAACTAGTCAATCTTTCAAGGCACCAAAAATACCAAAACTCAACAAGAAGATTGTATCATCTTCTGTGCTTTCAAGTGCTCCAAAACTTAAAGTAACAAAGATCAACGCTCCAATATCAACATTATCAAGACCAGTTAGTCAGGGGATTGGTAAAGTAGAAGGTGATGATGCAAAAGAAAGTATTGTTGCTCAGGAATCATTAATTAGAGTTGTTAATTCTCTCAATAAGACTAGTGCTGTCTTAAATCAACTTACTGATTATCTTATAACTGAAACTCAGTTAGAGCAAGAATTATTACGAGAAAAAATAAGAGGTGAAAAATTAGAAGATGAGAGAGAACGAAAAAAGATAAAAGAATCTAAGTTAGAGGGAGTTGGTAAAAAAGCAAGAGATGCATTTTTAAAACCAGTCAAGGCAATAGGTAACAAGGCAAAAGGTATATTTGATACACTTAAAAATGTATTGGGATTATTATTTGTTGGATGGTTAGGTAATAAAGGATTTGATGCGATTCAACTGAGTGCCGAAGGAAATATAAAAGCACTCGAAAATTTAAGAGATGAAGTAATTGGTGGATTGACATTTGCTCTTGGGACATTTGCGTTATTAAATGCTGGAATACTTGGATTAGTTCCAACAATACTTGGATTATCATTGTCTATATTAGCATTACCTTTTAAGGCACTTTTTGATGCTGGGAGAGGAATTCTTAATAAAATAAGAGGTGGTGGTGGAAAACCTGGTGGTGGAAAACTTGGATCTGGAGGTGCTGTTGGAAAACCTGATACTGGAAAACCTGGTGGTGGAAAACCTGGCGGTAAACTGTCACCATTTCAGTTGGAGCAGCAAAGAAAAGCAGGTACTCGGGATAATATGATGAAACAAAATAAAACAAATCCAATAATAAAAAAATTTAGATCACTATTAGCAAAATTTGAAACAAGCAAATCTGGTAGAGCAGTTGGTAAAGTTCTTAGTGCTTTTAAATCCAATCCAGTTTTTGCACCATTTCGATGGATGTTCGGAAAAACTTTGAAGGCATTTGAATGGTCTAAAAAGTTTTTCACTCCAAAGGGATTAAAAGATATTGGGAATAAAATTGGTAAAGTGAAAATCTTAGGGCGTTTAATTGGACCTTTACTTAGTTTAATTGATATTGGAAGAAGGGCGAACGCGGGAATGTCTCCGGCACAGGCAATTATTCCTGCATTATTTAAGGGTTTATTAATTTCTGGTGGGGCTGCTCTTGGTGGTTTAGTTCCTATTCCTGGAGTTAATATTTTAACATCTATTGCCGGTGGTCTTGGAGCTGGTTGGTTGGGTGATCAAATGGTAAATTATGCTGATAATAATTGGAATAAATCTTGGGATAATAATTTCTTTTCTGGATTTAATAACGCTGTGATGGAAATTGGAAAATCGGATCCAACTGGAATGATATCCAAAATATTCCCATATGAAGGTACTGATAAAAAATATGGAGATGGTAGTGCTGTTGCAAAAGGAAAAGATAATTCAGACTCTGCCGTATCTTCTATGAGTTCTTCGTCTATTTCTGCTCCTTCTATGCCAACAATGGCACCACCATCTGCGGCACCTTCTCCTCAACCAATAATTATTCGTAGAAGATCTGGTGGACAACAACAAGTACCATTAAAAGTTGGACCCGCAACAAAAGTTCCTAATATTTCCTCTTCAAATCCCGATAATTTTCTTACATTATATTCACAAGCACAGTATAATGTGGTAGGATAAGATGAATTTTGTAACAGGAATACAAATAAAATATTCAAACTTTTCCAAGACTCTGGAAAAGGCAAAGGACAGTGCTTCCTCCATTTCAAAATCAACAGAAACCTTAAAAAAAGTTTTCATTAAAAGAATTGATATAAAAAAGAAATCATTTACCAGAGAAAAATTATTTAAAAGGAGAAAACTAGAACTATCCAGAAGGAGAGAAAAGGAGCAAAAATTAGAAACTGTACCAATAACAGGAAAGATTGGAAAGTCTTTTTCTAGTGTTCTTCAAAAAGCATCCAGTCCTTTTAGTGCCATAATGAATACTCTTGGACTATTGGCACTGGGATGGTTGATTAATAATCTCCCAAGTATTATAAAATTTGTTAAGGATTTATATAATAGAGTTGTAAAAATTGTTGATACAATAAAAAGTTTTATTAGTAATCTTGGTAATTGGTTTAAGAATATTGGTGGTGTAATAACTGCCGTAAAAGATAATATAACCAATCTAGATTTTACCGACAGTGAAGGTAAATTAAAAAATGCCTTAGAACAACTTGATAAGTCTTTTGAATCAATGAAAAATGATATTGAAGAAGGTAAAAGATTGTTAACCACACCATTGGGACAGGGAGTTTCTGGTGGATCAACAGGAGGTGGTGGAGATTTAAATGCTGCAGATATTGAAGCAGATACACCAGAGGAAAAGGCATTTATTGCCACAGTTAGAGAACTAGAAGGAACATCTCACGCAGAAGGTTACAACACTTGGTTTGGTGGTAGATCGGATATGGATCTCTCACAAATGACTGTTAGTGAAGTTGTTGCCGAACAAAAAAGAAGATTATCTGCAGGTGAAGCTACTTATAGAAGATTAACATCGGCCGCAGTTGGTGCCGGACAATTTATGAAACCTGAGCAAACTGTTATGGCAATGGGATTGGATCCAAATACTGTGAAATATACTCCAGAACTGCAGAATAAAATGATATTATTCCAGGCACAATGGGCAAGAGGCATTAACCCATCAAAAAAACTTGATGAAAATGATATGAGAATTCTTGGTGGTGAATGGGCAAGTTTTACACCACAATATGGACAAACAACAAGAACAGCATCTCAATCTTTGTCTGTATATCAAAAAAATTTGAAGGAAGCTGGTGGAGGTGGAAGTGGTGGAAAATATTCTTACGGTTCGGGAAGTGTTGTTGAATATCTAACAGGAGATAGAAGTCATCCAAACTTTGAATATAATGGTCATGGAAGAGAATCAAATTATCATGAACATATTGCTTTCAGAACATTACAAGATAAAGAAAGAGCAAAAGCAGCACTAAGAGCAGCAGGTATACAAATAGGTAGTGAATATAGACCAGGAGACCCTGGATGGCACGGTGCAAATTTGGCAATTGATGTTCCTGGAGCACAATGGGGTGGCAGTGGTGCCATTGGACAACGAGAATATAATGGTTCGGCAAAAGTTAGAAGTGTTTTGGCAGAGGCAGGATTTTCTGGTTCTGGTATAGGTCAAATGACAACTAGAGGATCTGTTTCAAGTCTTCCTATGGTATCACCAGATTTGGGTTATCCTCAAGGTTCTGAACAAGCTCCAATCATCATAATAGATGAAGAGGCACCACAACCTGCCCAAAGTGCTCGAATGCAACAAACACCACAAATGATTGTTACAAATCCATTAAATAGATTTATGAAAAACAAAATGTTATTGGACTTAGCATATACCTAAATGTCAGCATCAAAATCTTCTTCCTACGAAATATTAACACTAGAGTCTAATGATCAACAAAGAACTGTTGATATTAGAACTGGTACAGTTTCTGTGGATTATTACGAAGATATATTTTCCCCAACAATAACTGCCAAAATAAAAGTTGCCAACACTGGAACATCAATTGCCCCAAAAGATAATCCTGATGGTCCTAAACAATCAATTTATCATGGATTGCCTTTAAGAGGTGGTGAAAGATTGCGAATGAAAATACTTGATAGAGGTGAGGGTAAATTGGGACTTGATTTTGCCACTGATCCATCAAAATATCTTTTTGTTTCTAGTATCACTGATGTAATATCAGAGACTCAAAGAGAAAGTTTTACCCTGAACTTAGTTTCAAGAGAGGCAATCACCAATGAAACAACAAGGGTTATTAAAAAATACAATACCGGCTCTACGATAGATAATTCTGTTAAAAGTATTTTAAAGGATATATTAAAAACAGACAAGTTTTCTGATCAATCAATAGAAAAAGCACAAAATAAGTATGGATTTGTTGGAAATCTAAGAAAACCATTTTCGGTATTGGTGTGGTTGGCATCAAAATCCGTACCAGTAAGTTCTGGTGATGCCACTGCCGGGTTCTTTTTCTATCAAACACAAGATGGATTTAATTTCAAATCAATTGATGGATTGATTTCACAAGAACCTAAGGCAACGTATATTGAATCGCAGGTCAATAAAGGTGATACTGAAAGAAATAATGATTTTATAATCAGTGATTATTATACGGATAAAAATCAAAACCTCATAGAAAAGTTGAGATTGGGAACATATTGTAGTCAGAGAATGTTTTTTAATCCACTGGATTTTAGTTTCACGAATCCATCAGAAGGAAAATTTCAACTTGATTCTTATAAAGAAAAAATTAAGAACCTTGGTAAAAAACTAGAACTGCCATTAATAGCAGATGACTCTAATAAGCAATTAGGAGAGATTCCCACAAGAATATTATCTGCCGTTGTAGATATTGGAACAATGGAGAAAGATGTTTCTACAGATGAAAATGCCGATCCTGGAGAATATCAAGCTCAGGCAATCATGCGATATAATGTTTTGTTTACTCAAACGATTAGTATGACTGTTCCATGTAATACCAATCTTCGTGCCGGTGATACCATAAACTGTTTATTCCCTAAAATTTCCAAGGATAGTGGTGATGAATTTGACCTAGATCAAAGTGGTCTATATATGATAAAAGAATTGTGCCATCATTTTGAACCAGAAAGGTCTTTTACATCTATGTTATTGATAAGAGATACATTTGGGTTGTTTAAAGAAGAATGATAGAAGAATCACTATTACAAAGTAATTTTTTAGGTAGAGACGGATTTCGTTGGTGGATAGGACAAATTCCACCAGGAGAATCTTTAGGTTCTCAAAATAAAGGTGGTGGATGGGGAAATAGATTTAAAGTAAGAATTATGGGTTATCACCCATATAATAAGGCAGATTTGCCAGATGAGGATTTACCTTGGGCAGGTTGTTTATTACCTGCCACATCAGGTACAGGTGCATCTAATATGGGGCAGAGTGTAAAATATCGTCCCGGTGATGTTGTCGTTGGATTTTTCATGGATGGTGATAACGCTCAAATACCCATGATTATGGGAGCATTTGGTAGAACCAGTCAAGTTCCACAAGATCAATCTTCTAGTGACTATGGTTTTATTCCTTTTACCGGATATACTTCAAATATTGATGTTCCTGATGGAACACTCGCTCCCGATGAAAGTCTTGAGCAGAATGCAAATAGTCAAAAATCTCCAAGAACAGTCAGTAAAAAACAGGTAGATAATTTAAATTCTGATGTAACTGCCGATAAAACAGAAATACCCGCATCAAAGGCACAGGGATTGTCTGAAGTATTTGCGGATAGTTGTGATGATAATTTTATTTCTAATGTATCTTCACATATAGATAATCTTCTGTTATTGGCGAATGCTGGTGGTGATATACTAGCAGATATTGCCGCAGTTACAAAAAGTATTCAAAGGTTATCGAATAATTTAGTTTCCACGATGATAAAGGGAATCTATGATTTCTTTGTTCCTTTGTTGGGACAGGCACTGAATGGTGCATGGGAGTCTTTTAAGAAAGCTCTTCCTATTTCTGATGCCGTGCTGGCATTACAGGGACTGATACAATCTCTCGGTGCATTTGAAGACACTCTTAAGTGTATTCTTCCAAAGATTATTAATGGATTAGAAACAACGATTAGAAATTTACTGGAAGATACTTTAATCAATGTTATCAATGGTGGAATATGTATCGTTGAACAAGCTGCGGGTTCTCTTGTAAATGATATTGCCGATAAAATAGAATCTTTACTTGCCGGTCCTCTTGATACTATTTCTGATCTTATTAATGTTTTAAGTGTTCCATTTGATGGTATCAAAAACCTTCTTTTATCATCACAAGATGTTCTTGCGGCAATTGGTGGATTTTTTGTTTGTGAAAGTGAAGATAAAGGTAAGTGTGTAGGAACCGTCAAGAAATGGACGATAGGATATGGTGGAGATGGTGAATTCGATTTATTAAAATCTTATCAAAACATCACGGCAAATGCTAATGCCTCTTCACTCTTGGCAGCAATAGGAGTAGAAGGAACAAATTCTCCATATACAAAACCAGAATGTTCTACTCCATCTTTCTGTGGAGGACCAACTGTTGAAATATTTGGTGGAGATGGTGTTGGTGGTGCGGCTAAGGCAATTCTTGGTGGAGTTGTTAGTAATACTTCGGGTCTTAGTGACATTACCAGAGGTGTTGCAAAAACTGGTAGTATTATTGGAGTACAGATAACAGATCCAGGATCTAGATATTTTTATAAACCTCCATTTATTAGATTTAAGGATTCTTGTGGATTAGGATATGGTGCCGTGGGACAGGCAAAAGTTGATTTTAATCCAAAATCACCAACATATGGACAAATTGTAAATGTGACTATGTTGTCTGAGGGAGAAAACTACCCAATCCCAGAAAATAATGATAATGGTACTATAAATTCTGAAGAAGTAACTGTTGGTATCGTTGATATTGATGTTATTATTCCTGGAAGTGGATATGAACCAGAAACTACCAAGATTACTGATAATTTGGGTACAGAATATACTCCTAATATTGTTGATGGTAGAATTATTTCAATTAATCCTTCAGATTCTGTGAGATCTATTGTTAAATCAACACCTAAAATTACAATTACATCCACAACAGGAACTGGTGCATTTGCAAAACCAATTATTAGAGAACTTGTTGATGATGATCTTCAGGGTGATGTTATACAGGTTATTGATTGTGTATAGTCACTCATAAATATCTATTAAGCAGTAATATAATATGGCAGAAAGACAGAATCAAAATTGGGAAGGCAGAACTATAGACTCACGGGGTCCTAGTTTTAGGATTGATGTTGCCAACCCACAAATGGGTTCTGACGGATCTAACGTCTATATGATGTATTCCGTAACGGACAATAAAGATGTAAATTTGTGTGCATTAACACAAGGTGGTACATATCAAATTCATAATGATAAGACTTTGGATATCACTGCCGGAATGACTAATAATGAAGGTGCTGTTGATATAAAAATTAGTTCAGTAAAAGGTGATATTTGTATAACTGCCAATAGAAATGGTCAGGTGAAAATAAAAGGCAGTAGTATTGTTATTCAGGCTGATGAAGATCTTGATTTAATTGCCGGAAGAAACATCAATATCAATGGAAAGAATAGAGTATTGACAAAAGCGAATGATATTAGTATTGATGGTATAGTTGGAAATTTGATAGAAAATACCACAGGTAGTTTTCTTCAAAAAGCAGTCATGGGATTTGAAGAAATAGCAGGAGACTCGGATGCAGTATTTGATTCTAAAGTTGGATTAGATTGGTTAGTATCAAAAGGATTAACTACAGGTCTTGCCGTGGGAAGTCCAGTCGGAATTGCCGGTAATGTAATCGGAGCACTATTATAAAAAATGGCAGTACAAGTATTTGGTAACGAATCTAGGTTTAATGAAAAGGCAACTTTTCTAAAAAATGTTGATGTAGATGGAAATTTAATATTAGGTGGGAATCTTGTATTAGAGAGTGATATCTCTTTCGGTCAGGCAGTTTCTTTTAAAGAAGATGTTACATTTCAAAAAGATGTAAATGTTCTTGGTAATTTAAGTGTAACTGGAGATACAACGTTAACAGGAAAAACTACTCTAAAAGATCAATTAACTGCAGAAACAAATGTAGATGTTGTTGGTATTCTTACGGTAAGAGAACAACTTGATGTTGGTGTTGGTGGAACATTTTTAAGAGTAGATTATAATGATAATGGAATTCAAGTTTCTATAGCAACAACTGAACCAGAGTATGATGCTCTATTTCAGGTTAATGATGGGGATACAAATACATTCATCATTCAAGATAATGGAATAGTTGGGATTGGAACCACAAATCCAGCAGCATATAGTAATGACGGAACTATTAAACTTGATGTTGATGGTAGTGTTTCAATTCAAGATGAAATTTATGATTCTAGAAATGTAAAAGGACTATCAGGACAATTCTTAAGTAAAGATGAGAATGGCATAACGTGGGTTTCCATTCAACCTCAGGCAACTGATGGTATTCAATTAATGGACGAGGGAGTTTTTGTCCCTGGTCCAGGAGCAGCACAAACATTTTCTATTCTTAATTTTGTCCAGACTAATAGTTTAGGTATTGGAACTGATACATTAATACCAACGGCACGAGACAATAGTAATCCAACTGGACTTGCCACAATATTCACTCAAGATTTATGGGGATTTGTAGGATCTGGTAGTTCTGACATTTATAGAATGACCAGAGTTGGTATTAATATCGATGCCCCAGATAGACAATTAGATATTGATGGAACAGTTAGGGCTACTGGTGTAGTTGAATTTACTAGTACTCAGGGTTCTACTGATAATAATAATGGAGCATTGGTTGTTACTGGTGGTTTAGGTGTCGGTGAAAACCTTAATATGGGTGGTAATATTGATGTTGACGGCACAGGAAAAATAGGGTCTAGTCAAGGTTCTAGTGCTAATGACGAAGGAGCACTAGTTGTTACTGGTGGTTTAGGTCTTGGTGAAAACCTTAATATGGGTGGTAATATTGATGTTGACGGCACAGGAAAAATAGGATCTAATGATGGTTCTACCTCTAACACTTCAGGAGCACTGATTGTTACTGGTGGTTTAGGTGTCGGTGAAAACCTTAATATGGGTGGTAATCTTGATGTTGATGGTAGTGCCGCAGTAGGATCTGATACAGAATCAGATGCCAACAACACAGGAGCACTAACTGTTGATGGTGGTTTAGGTCTTGGTAAAAATCTCAACATGGGAGGTGCTCTTGATGTTGATCTTGGTGCAAGGATTGGTTCAACATTAGAATTAGATGGCGCACTAAAAGATATTAATAATACTACCGGCACTGGTAAAACAGATTATCGTCTGGCAACAGTTGGAACCGGAGTATCATGGAGACCACCGGGTGTAGAAACCAAAAGAACCATTTGGGTTACAAAGAACGGTCAAGATAGTAATAGTGGATTACTTGAGGGTGATGCCAAAGCAACACTTGGTGGTGCTGCCGCAGTGGCACAAGAGGGTGATACAATTAAAATAAGACCAGGTAAGTATCTTGAGAACAATCCCGTTGGATTGAGAACTGATGTATCAATTACTGGTGAAGATCTGAGACTTGTAACCATCGTTCCACAAAATAAAAATGATGATGTCATTCATGTTCGTCGTGGTTGTTTGGTCGAGAACCTAAGTTTTGCTGGTGATGTTATTGGTGCCGGAACAAGTGTTGATTGTATTGGTGCCGGTGCCGTGGCATTTCCACCAACACAAACAGACATCACTGCAGGAATATCTACTGGTGCAAGAACTGGTTTTACTGGTTTAGGACCTGCCGATGAGGGTTCTTCCGGCAGATGGAGATCCCCATATATTCGTAATTGCACCAACTTCATGACTAGAAGTATTGGTATGAAAATCAATGGTGATCATGCCGTTGCGACTGATGTTGGTTCTGGTGCAGATCTTAAATCAATGGTTTGTGACTCATTTACTCAGTATAATGAGGCAGGTATTGGTGTATCACTGACAAATAATGCCTATGCCCAGTTAGTCTCTATATTCACAATTAACTGTGATATTGGTATTTTTGCCGGATCTGGAGCACAGTGTGATTTAACAAATTCAAATAGTTCTTTTGGTAATTTTGGATTAGTTGCGACAGGATTAGGAAAAACTGAATTTACCGGTATCGCTTCAAATACAAATATAGAAGGAAATATAATTACATCTAATAATCCAGAAATTGATAGAATTGTTCTTGCTAATGTAAGAAATGTTATTGATAATGAAGTTGGTAGACCCTTTGATGGTCAGGCACTATATTTCAAAATTGATTTAGGCAATTATCCGGATGCACCTGGTACGGGAAGAATTACCGCACCAATGAGGCAGTTAACTCAGGTTAATATAATTCCTGGTGCCGATTTAACCGGATTTAGTGCTCTTAATCCACCAACCGTAACCATTTTAGATGGAGACACTGCCGGTAATCCTGGTGGAGGACCATTGGGTCCTCAGGGTATTATTGCAGAAGCATCGGCAACAGTTAGTGCCGGTGGATCAATTACAGAATTTAATGTTATTAACAGTGGAAGAAATTATCTTTCAACACAAAATTTAATTGTTGATGTTGAGGGAAATACAGGAATTGCAACTGCCGTTACCGAACCAATCTATTTCACAGTTCTAGAGGCAACAGAACCCACACAATTTGGAGTTGTTGGTGGATCTGGTATTACTCAAGTAATATTCAATGAATTTATACCCTATGAAGTATTCCCTGATGATCCAATAACCCTCCAAAGAATTAGTCGTATTTTAACCAGCTCTCACTCATTTGAATATGTCGGTACGGGTACGGACATAAATAGAGCAACACCCCTTGTTGGTGGTGTAACCATCAAGGCGAATGAAATTGTTGCCACTGATGGGGCACAAATTCCCTTCACATCTACCGACCAAAAAGGTAACTTTGATATTGGTGAAGGAATACAAATTGATCAGACCACATCCACAATTAGAGGTCGAGATTTTAACAGAGCAGTTCAGGCAAACGTAACACCACTTATATTAGCACTGAGATAAAATGGCAGTCGCACCTCTTAATAAATTTCTTACAAAAGCAGTTCCAGTAGCACCAGGACAGCAGTTAGTTTATGAAGCTCCTGCAGGGACATCTGCCATTGTTCTTTATGCATCCATAGCAAATGTTGGAATAGGAACAACATATCCCAAAGCTACCTTTACCCATAGAAGAACAAGTACGGCAACTAGAACTGCCGGTAATGTAAGAGAAACAGACCTTATCAAAGAAGTAGAAATACCACCAAATGATTCTTTGATTGTTATTGATGGAAGATTAGTACTGGAAAGAACATCAAGTATAAAAGATTCAGTTTTAGTGAATGGAATACAGAGTGGAATAACCACTGTATATGATGCTCAATATAATAATACCACTGGATTAACAACGATTACAACATACGGTGCTCATGGACTTAGTGTTGGTGATGATATTACATTAGCAGGATTGGCATTTACTTGTCCGTCTACTGCCGGTATAACTAGTTCTATTTTCCCAGAACCACAAGCATCATTTACAGTGGAGACCGTAGGAACCTCTACAGTATTCACAACAAATACAGGTATTGTTAATACACTACCTCATACGTTTAGACCATCATTACATGAATTTGTTCGTGCTAATCCGGATCCTATTACTATTTTCAGTGCGCCAGGGAATACTTCTTTGCAGGGAAATAAAATACAAGTAATTAAAGGAACCACATATGATTCTGTAACCGGAATACTTTCAGTTACGGCATCTGCACCACATAATCTAACAACAAATGATACTATTAAATTTACTAATGAGTCTTTAGTTTTCAAGTGTTCTCAAGATAATTACTTTAAAGAAAAAAAATATCCGCGTTCATCCGATCCTGCTAATAATTCCAATGCACTTGGTGTTACAACTTTTGTGGGAATCGCAAATACCTTTACTGTTGATGTTGGAATTCAAACTGGTGGAGGACTTGTCGGTCCACTACAAATGGAACTCATTATGAGTATTTTGGAAAATAGCACTGTATAAGTAATATGCCCAAGTATCTTTCAGGAAAAGCAAAAAGAGTACCTGTTGATAAATTAACGGAGGAAAGGTATAAGTATTTTACACTTGGAGAATCCGAACCAAGTTTAGGTGATCCTATAGTTGGTACTTCTGCTGCACTAACCAAAACAGTTCCTTCAGGGGAGCAATATATTCTTGTTTCTGTAGAAGGTCGTCCGGGTGAAAGATTTTGGATTCCAAATCAAGGTGGTATTATTCCCGGATCAATTAGTGTTTTTGATGAAGGAAATCTTGTTGGAACACTAAGTAGCATCACTCAATTAGATTTCATTGGTGCCGCTGTGACGGCAGTTCTTGATAATCCTTCTGATGTCACTAGTCCTTTAGCAAATATTAAAATAACACCTGAGTTTGTCTCTAGTGATAGACAATTTATATTTAATGATAATAATGAATTCAAAGGAGCACTAAATTTAAATTATAATCCAACTAATAATTATGTTGGAGTCGGCACCACAAATGCGACAAGAATGTTGCACGTAGATGGTGATTTACGATTGACAGGAACTGTTTATGATAGTAATAATTCAGATGCTGTAACAAAAGATGATAACACTGGTGATCTTTTAATTCGTGGAGAAAATGGATTAATATGGAAGGATCAGGCAGGTTTGAATGTTTCTGCCGGTGGAACTACTCTTGGTCAAATTCAATTTAGAGGACCAACAGGTCTTCTTGATGGTGCCACAAACTTTTTCTTTGATGATGCTAATGATCGTGTTGGTATTGGAACATCTCTTCCAAATTTTACCTTTGAAGTTATTGGTGATGTTGGATTTGCTAATACTGTTTCAATTGCCTCAACGGCAGAAAATATTCCCGGTAATGAAACAACTGGTGCCCTAATTGTTGTAGGTGGAGTTGGAATTGGAGGATCCGTATCCGTTGGAGGATCAATAACAGCTCAGGGTGGATTTACTGCTGTAGGTGGATTGGAAGTTACGGATGCAACTAATTCTACTAGTGTAACAACAGGTGCTCTTATCGTTGAGGGTGGTGTTGCTATTGGTAAAGATCTTAATGTTGGTGGTGATATCAGACCCGACGAGATTTTTATAAAAGATAACAAGAAGATTTATTTTGGTGATGATAATGACTTACAGATTTATCATGCTTCTTCTGGAATAGGATCAACATCATTTATTGATAATAATGCGGGACATTTATATATTCGTAATAATGTTGGATCTGGTAGTTCTAACATTTATATTCAGGCAAAGGCAGGAGAAGATGGAATTGTTGTTGATGCTGATGGTGCTGTTGAACTGTATCATGATAATTCTAAAAAATTAAACACCTATAGTCAAGGTGTTCAAATCAACAACACATTATCGGCAGGAGTTGTCAATCCCGGTAGTGGAACCGTAACCAATGATTGGACCGTAAATGGAACACTGAAAGGAGTGGGATTAACAACCACTAAAGATCTGACTGTCACCGGTATTGCGACTATTAATGAAATTGATGCCACACATTCAGACACTGATACATTAAATGTAGGAACTGCAGCTACAACAGCAAAACTTGTTGTTGATAATGTTACTATTGATAATAATATTATATCTAGCACTGGAGATTTAGTTTTAGATACTCCCAGTGGAAAGGTAGATATCAATCACAAATTAAGTATTGATTCCACCGATCCATCTACCAGTGCAATAACTGGTGCCCTAATAGTTGCCGGTGGTGTTGGTATTGGTTCAAGTGTTTTTTCTGATGGATCAATAAGCATCGGCAACACAACTAATGTTGGATTTGGAACCGATGACTTTGCCGGTAGTGCTTTGGCAATCGATGGTGGAGTTGGTATTGCCAAGAGCCTTGCAGTTCTGGGTGACACAAATATTGCATCAACCACTGCTTCTACAAGCACGACAACTGGTGCTCTGGTTGTTGGTGGTGGTGTTGGAATTGGTGAAAGTGTTTATGTTGCCGGGACAGTTTATGCCGATAAGTTTAATTTACTCGGTGCAAATGCACAATTAGATATCACCAATGAAACTGGTAATAATGATCGTTTTATTGTCTTTACTGATACCAACGTAACAGGAGCAGCAGGTAATGCTCTTGTGGATACGGATATAATCTATAATCCATCCACAAATACTCTTGGTATTGGAACTGATAATATTATTAATGCCGTATCGGCAGGTAATACTGCCAAACTTCATGTTGGTGTCGTGACGGCACATGTTGCCTATGCCACATCATTCTTTGGCAATTTAGTTGGACTTGCCGATCGTGCCACAAAATTAGAAAATGCAAGAAAAATTGGTATTAATACAACATCAACAGGCACTAATGCCGGTAAAGTAAAAGGTGTCGGAGTAGACTTTGATGGAACATCTGATATTAGTATTGATGCAAATTTGATGGACTCCATTGACAATCCAGGAGAATACGGTAGCACCACTGACTTTCCTGTTGTATCTGTCAATGCACAAGGAATTGTTACATCGGTATCAACAATAAACTTTACCGATATTATTGCCGGAGAGGGAAATAAGGTTGCCATTTCAAATACGCCAGATTCCACCGATACATTCTTTGTCGGATTCGTAACGGCAAGTTCTGGGTATGGAGATGTTAAGGTAGATAATGGAGAGTTTGTTTATATTCCAGATACCGGTGTTGGTATTGGAAGCACACAACCAACGGCAAAACTTGATGTTGACGGAACATTAAATGTTTCTGGAGTTTCTACTTTAAGAGGACAAGTCACCGTCAATACTGGAATTATTCCTGATGCTGATGAGGGTGCCTATCTTGGATCTAGTTCTAAACCATTCTCTGAGGCACACATTGGTGAAATTAGAATTGCTAACGGTGGTAATGATAATGAGATTGATACGGCATCAGGAAACTTAACTCTTGATTCTTCTGGTGGAACAACAATTATTGATGACAACCTAACAGTATCAAATAATGTTGGAATCAAAACTACAAGCACCACATATCCCCTACAGATTGGATCTGTTGAGGATGGTATTGTAGTTGTAACTTCTAGTGGTGATGTTGGTATTGGAACCACAAATGTTAATGATCAAGTTACTGATGCTAATACTGCCAAATTAGCAGTTGGTATTGTTACGGCAGCTAAAATTTTTGGTGCTACATTCTCAGGAACTTCTAATCAGGCAGATACAGTTGAAATTGATGATGTTGACTCAACAAATACATTAAAATATCTTCACTTTGGTGATTCAACCGATGGTTATGATGAAGTTGAAGTTGATAGTTCAACATTAGTATTCAAGAACAGAAATCTTGGTATTGGACTGAATGATCCAACATCAAAACTACATGTTGATGGAACTTCTAAGATTACTGGTGTTCTAACCTTAACATCCGATACAGATTCTACAAGTAAAACAACAGGTGCCTTAGTCGTCGAGCACGGTGTTGGTATTGGAAGCAATCTGACAGTTGGTGAAACTCTGACTGTTGATGATAAATTAAATGTTACCGGTGTTGTATCATTTGCCGGACCATCTAGTGGGCAGGCAGTAAAACTGGCAACTAATGGTGGAATCACCACAACTGGTGGAGACTTTTATGTTGGTGGTGACTTATATGTTCTTGATGATATCTTCTATGACGAGATTAGTGGTACAAATATGAGAATAAGTGGCATTGCCACTATAAATGAACTCAAACTTGGTTCTGATTCGACAGTTTCTGTCGGAGTCACCGGCATATCAACTGATTTGTCGATTACTGATGATGTTAATGAACATGATCTTCTTGTTACTGCCAAGGCAGCTCAAAGTTTTATTGCAGGTCAGTTTGATAGTGTAACTTTAAAATTTACTGGTGATTCTTCAAATGATGGAACTGTTCTCCTTGGTGGTGACAATCCAGAAACATTTACACTTTCGGGTACATCAAATGAAATTGAAACTTCGGCAGAAAATCAAACAATTACTATTGGTCTTCCTACTGATGTAACTATTGGTAATAACTTAACAGTTACTAATAATTTAACTGTCAGTGGAAATACTACACTTGGAGATACTGATGCAACTACTGATACTGTAACCTTTAATTCAAAAATTGATAGCAATTTTCTTCCAAACGGAGATCAAGATATTGGTGCTTCTGACAATAAATGGAAAAATGTCTTTGCGGAAACAGTAACTGCCGATGTCACTGGTAATTGCGGAACCGCAACATCACTAGAAAATGCTCAAGATTTTAGTATTGATGGTAATACTGGCACTAATGATGCAGGAGATGTTACTGCCACTGCTGTTTCCTTTGATGGAACTGATGGTGTAATTCTCAGAGGAAAACTTAAAAACATATCATCAGGACTAACTGCAGATACTTATGGGGATGCAAGTACAATACCGCAAATAAGCGTCAATTCTCAGGGTCTTATAACAAGTGTAACTAATCAAACAGTCATTAATGTCACCGGTAATGCGGCAACCGCATCCAAACTTAATCCTGGAAGTAAAATTGGCATTAATGTAGACTCAACAGGTAATAATGCCGGTAAAGTAAAAGGTGCCGGAGTAAACTTTACCGGTGAAGCAGACATAAGTATTGATGCAAACCTGATGGATTCAGGTGTTACTGCAGATACTTATGGTAGTGCAACCACGATACCACAAATAATTGTTAATGCACAAGGTCTTATAACGAGTGTTACGGATCAAACTATTATTTCATCCAGTTTCCAAGTAAAAGAGTCTGATGAAATTCAAGTCAATGTTACTGACACAACTAGTGATGATAATGATGATACTCTATATTATATTGGATTTACTGATGAGACAACTAATGCCTCATATGGTAAGTTTAGAATAGATACAGAAAATTCTCTAGTTTATAAGAATGGAAAACTTGGTGTAAACAATAGTGCTCCAAATCAAACACTAGATGTCAATGGTAATATTGGTATAGATGATTATATTGTACATAATAGTGATACTAACACAAAATTTGGATTTCCACAGAACGATACCTTTGTAGTACAAACTGACAGCACAGAAAAACTTCGTGTAACATCTACTGGGGACGTTGGTATAGGAACAACCATACCAACTAATGCCGTAACTAGTTCAAATACTGCCAAATTAGCAGTTGGTATTGTTACGGCAAATGAATATTATGGAACATTCAAAGGCACTCTTCAAAATGAAGTCGTAGCAACTTTAGCAGATAAAGTTCAGGTAGATACATTCGTTAATACTGGAAATGATAATTCTGGTCAGACAAGAAATATATTATTTTCAAACGGCACTGGTGAGCATAAAACACCACAAGGTGCCACAGGAATAATACTTGAAACCCCAACTTCCATTGATGCTGATGCACCTGGTTATTTTCAATATAAATTGACAGTTGATGCAATTAATCAGAGCACTTCTGGTAGAAGATCAAGAAATTTAAATATTTTTGGAGCGGGAAATTCTTCTGGTATTTCACTATGGAATTATAATGGAACTAGTCTCCAGGCAAATTCGATAAGAACTGCTGATAATGGAAATTTCCATATTGAACTTAACGATGATCCAGACGACATAGGATTAGTTATTTCTGATAGTCCACAAGAAACTATTAATACTTACAATTATTATAATGTTGGAATAGGAACTACTAATCCCGATGCAGATGCAGTACATCCGAACAATACTGCCAGGTTTATGGCTGGTATTGTCACGGCACGAGAATATTATGGAACATTCAAAGGCACTCTTGAAAATAGTGTTGTCTCATCTTTAGTTACTATAAATGATGCTGGTGGAAATAATGAGACTCATTACATCCACATGGGTGATCGGGCATCTGGTAGTGACGGTGTTGAAGTTGATTCGACTGGATTAGTTTATAAAAATGGACAATTAGGTATTGGAACATCTAATCCACAAGGAGGATTAGATGTTTATGCTGATGTAGATCCGACAATAAGCATTAGATCTCGTAGTGCTAGGTTACCATCAATAGCACTTTTTGAGCAAAATACAGGAATATCTGATAGTTTCGGTAATGATGGAACTTTTGGATTTAGAATAGGATATGATGGTAGGAATAGCATTGATAGTGGTTCTGGCAATAGATTTAGAATTGATAGTTGTTTAGGTACAGGGATCAACACTCGTTTAGCAATTCAAAGAGATAGTGGTAATGTTAGTATAGGAGATTCTGATCCTGATGCAGATACCGTATCATCAAATAATACTGCCAGACTCATGGTCGGTATTGTTACGGCAAATGAATATTATGGAGAATTTAAAGGAACAACATCCTCACAAGTAATTACTGGTACTGGTAATGCCACATCAAACGTAATTGTCAAATCTGGTAGTTTTACTGGCAATTCTGCTCAAATTGATTTTTTTGCCAGAGGAACCTCCACCAGTCCTCAAAATACGCTAGTGGAATATTTGATACAAATATATCAACAAAATTCTAATGGAAGTTGGACAGATGATTATCAATCACAAAAACTATTGTTTGCCAACAGAGGGACTGGCGACTCTAATGATATGCTTATTCAAGAATATGCCATTATGTTGAGAAATAATAAAGTTGTTGATTTCTCCGTAGCTGTTAACAATGATAATTATTTTATTCAAGCTGTAAAAGCATCCGGTATATCAGGAACAGTTTACTATAAATTTACCAGAACTATTTTAGCATGACATGATCGAATATACTCAACAACAGGCAGAAGAATTTCAAAGATATAAAGATACTTTACCCAAAGAACCAACAGAACCTGGTGTTAAAAAACAATATGTTATTGGATGTCATAGTGCCGAAGATTGGAAATATATTCATGAAGTTTTAATGCAAGATGGAACATTGGAAGATAATATTCCAAATCGTTCCTGTGAGTGTGTTAATGATGTAAGACATAGTCCTATTAGAGGAGTTTACTTATTATCAGAAGATGAATATGAACAATTAAAAAATCATCCTAAAGTTTATTATATTACCATTAACACATCTGCTTATCCCGGAACTTATGCCGAAGATCCACTGTTATCTTTAGATTCAAAAACTGATCGTTATAATTCAACAGTGAAGCATCAAAGAGGAATGAGTCTTTCTTCTGGCATTATAATAGACGATCCGGGTTCTGATTTATTGAATCGTGGTGGAATGCAGTTAAAAAGACACTTACAACAAGATGATCCTTGGTTTACAGGAACCAGTGACAATTCAAGTCAAATACTTGAAGATAAAATACCACAGTACGGAACCGGTAAAGATGTAGATGTCATTGTACATGATTGGGAATGTTGGTTTGGTCATATCGAGTTTCAAAATCCCAGTAGAATATCAAACATTAAACAATCAGATAATTCTACATCTGCCTCTACTTCTGGACCACAAAATTATATTGGAGGTAATGTTCTTCCTGGTAATGGATCATGTGATTTATTAGATCTTTTTTTAGAAGCACCTTATTATATTGATCCTGACTTTTTTAATACTAATTGGGATAATGATGATTTTAGTACATTAAAACCACCAACGACGACTATTCTAGGTAACACTACCACTGATGATCAATTTACTGCCATCCTAAATGCAGAGGTTAGTTCATCGGACAATACAAAATTATTTCCTGAAGGTTCAAGAACAGAAACACGATGGGATGGAACAACAGTTCCTAAAGAAAGTTGGGCTAGAGCCTGGTGGAGATATGATAATAAACTTTTTAGATCATCCAAATTTGTATCCAGTTCTAATGGAGGAACTGCCACAGGTAATTATGATTTTGGAGAGATTACAGATATGTATTTTATCGATTTTCCAGATTTAGAAATTGTAAATAATTCATTAATTTATAATACTGGCATCCTCAATACAAATGCATATAAAAGATCTGAATATAATGGAAGTAGTACTGTATATACAGATGATATCCATGGAACTCCGGTGGCATCATTAGCATATGGAAGACAATACGGGTGGGCATATAATGCAAATAAATGGTTTATAAACTATAGTGGTGTTAAAGATTCAATTGAACCTGAACATGACATAATAAAAATATTTCATCAACTAAAACCTAATAGAGCATCTGATGATACAAAAAATCCAACCATAGTTAATGCTAGTTATGGTTTTCGTAGTTCTCAACCGATACCTAGTTCTGGATACTATTACTTTCGTAGTGGAACCAGTGGTAGTGGAGGAGTATCCTACACCAGTCGTCCAGAATTTCTTGATAACTTTAATCAAACCGGTATTCGATATGATCCAGGTAATAGTGGATCTCTCATAACTGCCGGAAATGAATTAATTGCTGCCGGTGTTATATTTGTTTGTAGTGCGGGAAACACTAATCAAAAAATAGTTTTACCTGATCATACAGATTATAATAATTATACTGCCAGTGCTGATAATTCTGAACTAGGTGCATCAAGCGCAACAAAAGTAAGTAGTGTATATTTTACTAACGCCCTCAGAACTACAAATAGACCAGGATTTCCACAATCCATAGGTAGTTATAATTCCGATAACACCAGAAATTATAAAACTATAACAGTTGGTTGTATTGATAATGGATATCTTTCTGCTAATCTTTATAAAGAAGCTAAAGCACTATACTCAAATATGGGTAATGCCGTTGATGTTTTTACCCTAGGAGATTTTGCATTAGCGGCAAAAACAGGTAGTGGAAATATTGATAGATATGATGCTTATTATACTTCTAATAGTACGGCATCGAGTGAATCTAAAGATGGATTATTTAATGGTACTAGTGCCGCATCTCCAATTGCAACAGGTTTTATAGCAACAAAACTTGAAAAGAATAGAAATTGGACTTATTCCAATGTTAAATCTTATCTAAGTGGTCTTGGTCAAATTAGTAGTGACAAATTTTATTATGGAGTAGAATCTACCACAGCAAATGATAGTAATTGGAGTGATAAATCTAGTCTACAAGGTGCGAACGGATATATATTATATGATGTTGAAACTGTCGGTGATGTTATTCCGGAACCTGAACCAACACCAGAACCTACTCCAGAACCCACACCGGATCCTACTCCAGAACCAGAACCCACGGAACCCACTGGAGGAGTTGTGGCATTGATAACAGGTTCTTCTACAATAATAGGTAACGGAACCATTACAACGACGACATAAGGAATTAACAAATGGCAGCAAAAGGATTTGGCGCAAAAAGTATAGAATTATTGGGATCTGGAAATGCCACAATTAATAGTGGAAATGATATTGTATTAAATCCAAATTCAAAAGTTTCTGTTGCTGGTACTTTTCATACTATTGGGCAAATATTAGGTTATAATGGAACTGCAGGAACTACTGATCAAGTATTAATTTCTAACAATCTCGGACAAGCTAATTGGTCAAGTATAACTGATACTAATAATCCCATACCTTCATCATTTCTTCAACTTACTGATACACCCACCAGAGTAAATGATCAGTATACATCAAATGATGCCAATAAAGTAGTTACTGTAAATACCACAAACACGGCACTCGAATTTCGCACAAATAGTTTTCTTAATCTGAGTGATGTTGATCCTAATTCTTATACTAGTGGTGGTAAATTAGTTGCCGTAAATTCTGGTGCCACTGGACTTGAATTTATCGATAGTATAACTCTTACTAAAGTTATTGTTCAGGGAGCTCTTGTTGAAAATTATATAAAAATAAGCAATACTAGAAATTGTGAATTGGATTTAAGTCAAGGAAATGTTTTTCAAATCGTACTAAAGAATACAACGAATAATCATACTATCTCTTATATAAACTGTCCGGCATCCAGCAGTGTTAGTAGTACTGGAAGAGAAGCATATTCATTTACATTGATTATAACCAATACGGCTTCTAATACAGGAATTACATGGCCCACGTCAATTAAATGGGGAGCAACAGGGGGGAGTGGAAATAGTGATGTTCCGGCAAGAACAACAGAAGCAGGTAAATCAGATGTATGGGTATTTACTACATATGATGGAGGAACTACTTGGTTAGGAGTACTCGCAAGTTTTGGTTATACTGGTTTACCGTAATTAATTATGTCAGGAATTTCTAGAAAAAATCATCTTTCAATGGTTAGAGGTGATAGTATTACCTTTAATGCTCCAGGAACATGGACAAGTCCACATAGAACAATTTCTGTGAATTTGGTAGGAAGAGGTGGTACAGGAGAACCTGGACAAGATGGAACTGCCGGAAATCCTGGAGCTAATGGTAATGGCGGAGAAGGTGGAAATATTATTCAAAGTGCCAACCCAGGAAGAGGTGGCGGCGGCGGAGGCGGCGGAGGCGGCGGAGGCGGCGGTGCTCCTCCAGGTCCTGAATTTGGAAATCAAGAAGGTAATCCTGGTAGTCCTGGTAATCCTGGTGGTGCTGGATCGCCAGCAGGTTCTGGTGGATTTGGTGCAGGTGGTGCGGGAGCTGAAGGTAGTATAGATGATCCAGGTACTAACAATGGAGAGGGAGGTGCTGCAGGTGTACGAGGTAATCATGGTAATGCTGCTTCAGCTAATAATGCAGGAAATGGAAATCCTGGAAATAGTGGAAATACTAATAGTAATGGATCCGATGGTGATCCTGGTGCAGCATCAAGTGCATTAGGATTTAATTTTCCCGGTGGTGCTGGCGGTGAAGGTGGAACTAGTATTGCCGGATCTGCCGGAAATCCTGGACAACCTGGGCAATCTGCAACATTAGGTAATGGTGGAAATGGTGGAAATGGTGGCGGAGGCGGCGGTGGTGTTGACGGTCATCCAGGATTTAACAATCAAGGTCCTAACGGAAATCCTCAAGCAGGATTTCACGAAAGTAATGGTGGTCTGAAAGGAACCGGCGGTAATCCTGGTGGAAATGATGGAAATCCTGGAAGTAAAGGAAATTCTTCAAATCAAAATCAAAAAGGTAATAGAGGTGATGGTGGACAAGGTGGTGGTGGTGCGAGCAATGGTGGTAATGGCGGTGAAGGTGGTGGAGCAGGTAGAAAGAAAATTATTAGACCTAACGAAAAATTTGGTTCCGGTGCCGGAGGCGGAGGTGGCGGAGGTGGCGGTGGAGGATTTGCGGGAAATTCTTCTAATGGAAACGATGGTGGTGGTGGAAATGCACCAGGACCTTCCATGGCCGGATCTTTTAATACTGGAAAAGAGGGAGGTGATGCCGATCCAAATTCAGTAAATAATGTAACAGTAACACCTGGTCTTAATTATTCAATTACCGTTCCATCAGGTGGATTTGTAACAATTTCTTGGGGTGATCGATAATGGAAGAAAATCAAAAGTATTTGGCACTGCTAGACGAAGAAAATAAAGTTTTAAATATTACATTATTATCTCGATTGGATATAGATTCATTTTCTGACGGACCAAATTCTTTAGAAAAAGAACCATTTTATTGTGTTATGTTATGTAATTGTTCATACTCTCTTGCCGAAAATGATGCAGTAATAGGATGGTATTTAAATGAGGATATAAAAAAGTTTGTTCCTCCTCAACCGGATCCAACTTATATTTTTGATAATGAAGAATGGGATTGGAAACCAAATGAAAATTTATTATATAGTCCTTTCGGTGATGGATTTAATTATCGACCAGGACCGCAAGGTGTAGGTTGGATAAAAGAAACATAATATATACATTACATTATATTTGATTCTCATGACAAGAAAACTTGATAAAGAACATAATGAAAAATTAAAATCTATAGCAATGCAAAATGAAATTGCAAATAGAGATCACATGAATCGAAGAGCACGATCTTGTACCATAGGAACCGCAGGTGGCGGTATACTAGAATTGTGTCTTCGCACAGAACATTACGGAACTATTTGGTATCAATTCAATCCTGTAGAAGCTGTTGAAATAATGGGACAACTTGCCGCTGCAAGTGGGATAGAAATGGCAGTTCGTCCTAGAAAAGATTTTGCATCATGGAGATCATGGGACACCAATCTTCCCGGAAGTGTTCATTGGATGGGCACGGCTCCATGGCAATTGAATGATGATGATAGGCAAGAATTAATCGAATCAAAGATAAGAGAAATTGAAAATTATAAGAGTAGTTTACCTCAATCCAAAGATAGTTTACCTCAATCTAAAGAATGATTTTTGATAAACATTATATTCAAGTAGATTTAGATAAAAAAATTTTTTCTGGATCATTTCAATTATTACCAGAAAATTGGCGCAATATTTCATGTTTTAATTCTTTGTCTGATGAAGAACTAGAAGATTTAACTTGGTCTGGAAATAAAAATATTGGATGGATAAGATTTACATCACCTAAAATTAAAGAGTTCAATGTAATGAGAGATACATTTCTCTTGGTAAAAGATAATTTAAAAAGAGATATTTCTGCTGCCATTGATGACTCTGTGGATCCAAAAATAACTTATAAAAATAATTTAATAGTTTTGAATGAAGAAACTAAAAATATTTTAGTATCTAGATATTTGTATTCTCTATCAGACGAATCTGTTACTTTAAAAATTGATTGTATGGGAAATTATCGTGTATTTAATTCCGAAGAAATAAAAGAATTAATATTCATGATTGACAGAAAAAATTTATCCATTTATAATAAAAGAATAAAACTGAATGAAATTATTGATATGTCCAATTCAATCACTGATCTGACATCAAAATCTTATGACATCTAATTATTTTTCATATCATAACAATTTTAGTGATTTGGTAGATCCAATCCATGAGAGTTGGGGAGATATTTGGCAATTAAAAAATTATAATAGAGAAACGTGGTGTTGGAATGATAATATATTCACACATGATGAATTGAAAAAAATCATTAAGATTGGAAATAGATTTGGATTATCAAAATCTACAATACAAAGTAATGAGGATCCTGGAGAATATAGAAAATCAAAAGTTTCTTGGTTGACACCAAATAGTCTCACATCATGGATATATGAAAGATTGACTAAATGTATCATAGAAAATAATGATAAGTTTTTTCAGTATGACATTTCTCATATTGAAAGAATTCAATTTACATATTACAATTCTAATGATGAGGGGTGTTATAAAAAACATATTGATCCTTTGAACAATAATAGTTTTTTCAATAGAAAACTATCAATGGTACTACAATTATCCAATCCAGATGAATATGAAGGTGGTGAATTAAGGTTACACACTTCAGAAGATCCGGTATTAATTAAGAAACAAAAAGGTTATCTAGTCACATTTCCATCTCATACATTACATGAGGTTACTCCTGTGACTAAGGGAGAAAGATATTCACTTGTTGCATGGGTTCATGGAAAATTACTTAGATAATGATTTCAAAGATAAAAAATTTAAGATTATTAAAAACTTTTTAGATGAAGATTTTGTTAAATTTATTCAACAATATTTTTTCATTCGTTTTAGATCTGGAGATGCTAATGAATCTTTCTTACAAGATAATCAAACGGATTTTGGTTATTCTTTTTATGGAGACTCTCTGTGTGAAACAATACTAGATAATTCTGTAGATCATTTAAGCAAAATCACCGGCATTAAATTACTGCCAACTTATTCATTTGTAAGACTTTATCAACATGGAGATGAACTAAAACTCCACAGAGATAGACCAGAATGTGAAGTATCTGCAACTTTAGCTCTCGGATTTTGTGATGAAGTTCAACCGATTTATTTTTCTGATAAAGAAGATGGGTCATCTCCTCACAAAATAATATTAAATCCTGGCGATCTTTGTCTTTATCGGGGATGTGATTTGTACCATTGGCGTGAAAAATTAACTCAAAGATGGTATTTACAGTGCTTCTTACATTATGTGGATTCTGAAGGTCCATATAGATACAACATTTATGACGGTAGAAAATTTTTAGGAACTAAAAGATGAACATTCAAGAAAAATACCATGAAAATATTGGATTTTATAAAGACATTTTACCTGATGGATTTTGCACTCATGTTATAAAAGAATTTGATATACTTGAAAAAAATGGTATCACTAGAAGTAGACAACAATCAGATGATGCCACAAAAACCACAAAAGAAGATCAACACGTCTTCTTAAATTACTATAATTATCAAGGTCTCCTTAGAGATTTTAACGATCATAATTGTTTTAAAATAATAAAGAATGGTATTCAAAATTGTTTTGATTTATATTGTGATGAATATGATATATTGAAAGGCATGAATCTAACTTGTTTGGATTTTAAATTTCAAAAATCTAAACCAGGTGCTGGATATCATGTCTGGCACTGTGAACAAGGAGATGTTTCTACCGCATCAAGAGTTATGACTTATATTTTATATTTGAATGATATAAAAGATGCCGGAGAAACAGAGTTTTTATATCAAAAAATTAGAGTTCCTCCTGAAGAAAATACTGCCGTATTTTTTCCTGCTGCATATACTCATGTTCACAGAGGTAATGTTGTTCATGGAGAGAAGGCAAAGTATGTGATCACTGGTTGGTTCTACCTCGATTGAGGGGTTGACACCCCTGCCCAGATGCGCTATAATACGGGGGTAATCAAGGGAACACACCCCACATGAACAGCACCGAAGAGTACCTGGAAAAAGTTGTCGTTGACATCTGTACCAAGTCCTTCACTCTTTACAGCGATGAAGGTAGCACTCGTACTATTGATTGCGAAACTTCTGATCAGTTTATGAGTGTTTTTCTTCTCATTCGTGATCGACTTGAAGAAGAGCAAATCAAATATGCCGGAGTTTCAATTTGTCAGGACTAATTTATGGAACAACTAAATAATCCAACTATTGAATTTTACTCCGTGGAATACTGGGAAAAAAACTGGGATGAACTAGTGGAAAGAGTTGAAAATGGAGAGCACATAGGAATAGAAAACGAGAACGGAAATAAGGCAGTTATGATACCGGCAGATGATGAACTCATACGAATACACACTGAGTTAAACAACGACGCTCAGTAGTTCATCATCCGGGAATGTCGCCTAAAGGTAAAGGCCCTCTGCTTATAACGGAGTGATTTGGGTTCAAGTCCCAACATTCCTATTTGCTTCCTTAGCAATCTGGTGAATGCAGCAAACTCATAATTTGCCTAAGGAGAGTTCGATCCTCTCAGGAAGCACCTAACGGGACGGTGGCGGAATTGGTAGACGCACCAGACTTAAAATCTGTTGATCATTAAGATCGTGAGGGTTCAAGTCCCTCTCGTCCTACTTTTAACCTAACTAAATAAATCATAGCAAATAATATAGAAGCGGTAATACAATGCCTCTGAATAAGTTAGAGAACTTTCTGAAGAATGTAGAAGGTCGTATACTATATGTTAGTCCGGCAGATTTAGACTCGACCGATGCGATTACTAATGAAGGTAATTCATTAACAAAACCATTTAAGACTGTCCAGAGGGCACTTTTACAGGCTGCGAGATTTTCTTATATTGTAGGTAATGATAATGATGCAACAGAGAAGACAACCATTCTTCTCATGCCTGGCGAGCATGAAATAGATAATAGACCCGGTTTTAGTATTGAGAATAATAGTGGTACTGCGGTAGTAAAAAAACCTGATGAAACTACATTTTCACTTGCTGATTTGAGTTTAGATGTAAGTACTAATTTTGATTTAACTCAAGAAGATAATGATTTATATAAGTTCAATAGCACTGAAGGTGGTGTAATTGTTCCTAGAGGAACTTCTATTGTTGGACTGGACTTAAGAAAGACAAAAATAAGACCAAAATATGTTCCGAACCCAACTGATATTGGTGTAAAATCTTCTGCCATCTTTAGAGTAACTGGTGCATGTTATTTTTGGCAATTTAGTATTTTTGATGGTTTAGATAGTGGTGAAGTTTATACCGATAGTAAAAACTTTGGAGCAACAAACAGATCAAAACCAACTTTTTCACACCATAAACTAACCGTATTTGAATATGCAGATGGTGTTAATAATGTAAAACTTCCTGTTAGTGGCACTGATACGGGACTGACAGATCTTGATATGTATTATGCCAAAGTGTCTAATGCATTTAATGCCGCATCAAATAGACCCATTAATGAAAATTTTCCAGCCTCTACTGATGGATTTGCGAAACAAAGACCAGAATGGGAAATTGTTGGTGCATTTGCAGAGAACGATATAAAAATTTCCAACATCAAAGCGGGTGATATTCCTGGTGTTGCAACATCAAAAGTTACGGTAACAACCCAATCTGCTCATGGATTAAGTGTTGGAACTCCAATCAATATCAAAGGTGTTAAACCAGAAGATTATAATGTATCTGCAATTGTTGCGAGTATTGATAGTAATGATAATAAGAAATTTACATATTTTTTACCGTTTTTTAGACAAAATTTACCAACACCGGCAACAGATGTTTCTGGTGCCGTTGTAACTATTGAAACTGATACAGTATCCGGTGCATCTCCTTATATCTTCAATGTTTCCTTACGTTCCGTATTTGGAATGAACGGAATGCACGCCGATGGTAATAAGGCAGATGGTTTCCGTTCCATGGTTGTGGCACAATTTACGGGTGTCTCACTACAGAAAGATGATAGGGCATTTACAAAATATAGTAAGACAAATAGATCATATGATAGTGCTGTCATTGAAAAGGTTACTGGTGGACAACTTGCCGTTGAGTCATCTGCAACAACCACTGATACGAAGTATCATTTAGATTCGGGGGCAATTTACAGAGAGGGTTGGCAATCTACTCATGTCAAGATTAGTAATAACGCCATTCTTCAAATTGTTTCTGTATTTGCCATTGGTTTTGCCAAACACTTCCAGGCAACAAGTGGTGGTGATGCTTCTATTACTAACTCCAACTCAAACTTTGGTCAGTTAGCCTTAGTATCTGATGGATTTAGAAAAGATGCATTCCAGAAAGATGATACTGGATTTATTACACATATCATTTCACCACAACATATTGATACCACAGAAGAAAATATAGAATGGCTCCAGTTAGAAACTGGTACGGATGTTAAAGTCTCTACGGCATCAACAGTTTATCTGCAGGGATATAACTCTTTTGATGTAAAACCGCCAGGAATAAATCAAGGATTTAGAATTGGTGCGAGACAAGGAGATGTACTATACTTTGAAACTGGTGGTTTCACATATTCTGCAAATATTGTAATGACAGATGGTGCCGCAGGATCACTTACTGTAGGTCCACCTACTGCAACAACCATCAGTAGTGTCAAGGAATATGCGGCAACTGTCCGAACTCCTAGTGATGGAAATACTTTCCATTTTAGTGCAAGTCATGAATTAACTACTGGTGAAAAAATTATTATCAATACAACTGATGGAGATTTTCCAGAAAATATAGAAGTCGATAAAGTATATTATGCAATATATGTCAATGGTACTACAATTAGAATTGCGGTGTCAGAGTCTGATGCCATTAACAATATACCACTCAAATGGTATGCCGCAGCTGGAACAAATAATATTAAGATTTTAAGTAGAGTAAGTGATAAAAAAGTAGGAGAAATTGGTCATCCTATTCAGTGGAATAAAGATACAGGCAACTGGTATATTGCCATTAGTAATCCCGTTGGTATTGTAACTGCTATCAATAATTTAACTGAACCTGAAATTGAACCCTCATATTATAAGAGAATTACTGATTCTAGAAGTCTTGATGATAAGATTTACAAATTAAGAACGGTTATTCCCAAAGAAATATCCGGATCAAAAAATCCAGAAAATGGATTTACCTTACAGGAGTCATCTTCTACAGGTGTTAGAGTTGATGGAGACTATGCAAAGGTAGATAATCTGACGACAAGTGATTATGCCTTCCAAAGAAATCCAAGATTTATTTCTAGTTGCACATATTCTGGTGGTAGTGCAGTTGTTATTGCCGAGAAACCACATAACTTAAAGGTTAATGATCTTGTCAGAGTTCTTGATGTAAGAGATAGTGGAAATACCACCGGAGATAAAGATAAAGGATTCAATGGTGATTATCTCGTAACAGAAGTAACAGATGATCTAACATTTAAATATCAACCGGTATCGGCTCCTGGATCAGATGCCACAAATGTATTTGCCAAATCTTCAGGTTCTGTAAGAATTACTCCATCTTCGGATGGACAAATTCCAAGATTTGAACGAAAAAATTTACAATCCAATGTCTATATCTTTAGAAATGAAACTATCTCTTTCTATGATGATGGTAATGATGATGGAATTTATCATTTCTATCCGGCATCGGCAAATTATAAATCACCCATTGAATTTAGTGATGAATATAGTCAAAATATAGTCAATCTTTATCCTCAACTTGATAGAGATAACATTGATGATAATCCAAAACCATCAAGAAGTTATGCCAATAGATTCCCTGTTGGTAACGTAACCACAAATGAACTAAAGAAGAGTCTTACAAAAGAAAGTACGGATAAATTTATAAAATCAATTGGTCTAGGAAATACTGTTACAAATGTCGGATCTATTGTCAATAGTGGATGTACGATTACTTTAGGGAATAATCACAATCTTGGCGGTATTACAACTTTAAGTGTTAGTAGTTCTGGTAATTTTAATAGTGCAGATGTCGGAACTCATTATAACGTCAAGATTATTCCCGATAGTTCCAATCTCAATGACTGGACAGGTGCTCTTGCTACAGTAGTAATTAGTGGCACTAGTGTTAGTAGTATCACAGTAACAAATCCTGGTTCTGGTTTTGCTAGTGGTGATACTCCCACCGTTGATTTAACTAGATTTATTGGTACACCAACTTTAGTTCTGAACAATTTAAATGCCAATGAATTAACAGGTGCCGAAAATCTGGTGGTTCAATTTACCGGTTCTGGAACTACACCAGATTCATATCACATTATAAAATCTGTTCCTAGTGCTAATCAAATCACGATTCATGCATCAAGTGTGAATATTGACACGGATCAATATGCATTTATTGTCGGTCCTGCTGTTTCTGCCACTGTTAGTGGATCAGGAACAGAAAAAACATTTACTTGTGATCAAGCTCATGGACTGGCAGTTGGTAGTAAATTTGAGCATAAAAATGGTGTGAGCGGTCAAGCTGATGCCTCAGTCGGACCATTTGTTGTAAATACTGTTACTAGTCCTACAATATTTACTGCCGATGTTGGAACGGTATCGGTGAGCACTGGTTGGGTACTCAAACACGGATTGTCGGCACATAATGCCACAACAGGAAAAGGTGGAGAGAATATTAATGTAAGAGGTGTTCAATTATTTGATAGAGAAATTGCCAAAGTTAATACGGCAATAGATTCCACAGGAACTTCTTTGATATTCACTCCTCTTAACAGTCAAACAAATGTCAATAAAAGATTTGGATATGGTGATTATATTCAAATAGAAGATGAAATCCTTAGAATTGCATCCAAGACTGCAACTGGTAGTGATAATACATATGTGGTTATTCGTGGTGCTCTTGGAACAAGGGCTTCGGCACATGCTGCCAATAGTTTAATTACAAAGATTAAACCAATCCCCATTGAATTTCACAGACCTTCTATTCTTCGTGCATCAGGTCATACATTTGAATATCTTGGATATGGTCCTGGAAACTATTCTACGGCACTTCCACAAGTTCAGGTCAAAACCCTCACAGAAAGAGAAGAATTCCTCTCACAATCGCAGGAATCTGCCGCTGGTGCGGTTGTATATACCGGTATGAATGATAAGGGTGATTTCTATATCGGTAATCAAAAGAAATCTGCCCTGACTGGTGAAGAGACTACATTTGATACTCCAATTCCAACAGTTACAGGTGAAGATCCTTCTAGATTGAGTGTTGTATTTGATGAAGTAACAGTAAAAGATAGAATAGTTGTTGAGGGTGGAGAAGGTAAAAATGCATTATCACAATTTGATGGTCCCGTTACATTCTCACAGAACGTTAGATTCAAAGAAGATGTAACATTTACGGATCAGGTAAAAATCAAACCCGGAGATACTGTAAAAGATTCAACATCCACGGCAAATGGTGCATTAGTTGTAGATGGTGGTGTCGGTGTTGCCGGAACCATGAACATTGGTGGTGGTATTGATGTTGATGGTCATACCGAATTAGATAACTTAAATGTATCTGGTATTTCTACATTTACTGGTGCTATTGATGCCAATGGCAATTTAGATGTGTCTGGTCATACCGAGTTAGATAATGTCAATGTTTCGGCAGCTTCAACTTTTGGTGGATTAGTTGATGCCAATGATGGTTTAGATGTTACTGGTCATACCGAGTTAGATAATGTCAATGTTTCGGCAGCTTCAACTTTTGGTGGATTAGTTGAAGTCAATGCTGGATTAAAGGTTGTTGGCTTAACTTCTGGTCGTGTTGTTCTTGCCGGAACTGATGGTAAACTAGAGGACAGTGGAGATCTAACTTATAATGGTTCTACACTGTCAATAAGTAATACTACAGTTTCTGCAGATACAACATCTGGTGCTTTGGTTGTTGGTGGTGGTATTGGTGTTGGAAACAGAATTTTTGCACAAAACGGATTTGTTAATGCTAGTTCAAATTCAGAGAATATATTTGCAAGTACAGTCAAAATAACAAATTCTACAAATTCTAATAATAAAACATCAGGTGCATTAATTGTAAGTGGTGGTGTTGGAATTAGTAAAGATCTTAATGTTGGTGGTGATATTACTGCATATGCAGAATCTGATTTACGTTTAAAAACCGATATCAATCCGATTGCCGATGCCGTCAATAAAGTTAAATCTTTGAGAGGTGTCACTTATGAATGGAATGAGAATTCAACCCGTGAAGGACAGGATACAGGTGTAATTGCTCAAGAAGTTGATGCTCTTGGACTTCCAGGACTTATTCAAGAAAGAGATAATGGTTATCTTGCTGTTCGTTATGAGAGACTTGTTCCTCTCTTAATTGAGGCAATCAAGGAACTCAGTGATAAGGTTGACTCTTTAGAAGAAAGACTAAATAACTAAAAAAGTATAATGGCAAATTATATTAAGTCATTTAATTTTAGAA